TTTGGTGCTGCCGCTGTTGTCCAAGCCGCTGCTTGCGGCACTTCTTCAATTTGTACTTTGTCTGCCGCCGGCATTACCGATGTTTGATAAGGACAAAATATTAAAAAAGTGCCACACCTTCATAGACGAAGCCGAAAAATTTTGGACAGATTATGTTTCTCCCCAGATAAACTATAGGCGGCAGGTTTATACTGGCGACAAAGACTACTACGAAGAAACTATGCCTTACCTGTCCAGTAAATCCGGCTATATTTCGTCAGATGCGTATGTGGCCGTAGAAAGAACCGTTGGATCCTTGCTTAAGATATACTTTGGCGGCCAAGATGTAGTACAGATTCAAGGCACGCCTGGCAATTCATCCGCCGAAGCTGCTAAAGACAGGCAAGAGTTAATCAACTACCAGTTGACCGAGCTAAACAAAGGCTTTACTAAGTTTAAATTTCTTTTTACGGATGAACTTGTAAACCTAATCGGTTTTGTCAAGATATTTCCGTATACAAAAGAAGATTGGGTAGAACAGGAACCAATTTTTATTCCCAGCGAGGAGATGATAAACGAGGCGCTTGACTATATTGCCGGCGGACAAAAGACAAAAGTACTCAAAAAAGAACCGTCCGAATTGGGCGGTTTTGTTGTTTCGTGGGCGATATGGAATGTAGTTGAGCAATACCCCAAGCTTGAAATACTGCCCATCGAAGAAGTGCTGTGGAGTCCTAGGGCAAAAGTTCTTGGAAGCGCCGACTTTGTTTGCCACAAGGTTAAAAAGACCATAGACGAACTACGCCGCAATATTAAAAAAGACGGCAAAGGCATGTATGATGCGGCGGCGGTTGAAAAAGTCGCTGAAATGGGCGATAGCTGGACAAAAACCGAGTACGAAGAAGACAACTATCCCGAAAGAGAACCGTCTCCTCTTGGTGACGATGACCCTGGCAAAGAAGTCACGGTTTACGAGTGCTACATAAAGCATGACATAAACGAAGACGGCTTGCTTGAGCCGGTTATTGCCACCATTTGCGGAAATGTCGTTTTGAGAGCGGAAGAAAACCCCTACAAGCGTGTGCCCATATTCAAGGTGTCGCCCAACGAGGAAACGCACAAGGTTCTTCCCGATACCGGCATGATTGACTTTCTGTGCAAATTGACCGAACTTGACACCGCCATGGTCAAGCTTTGGCAGGCTAATCTTGCGCTGAACAACGACCCGCAAACCGCCGCGCTTATGGAGTACATCGAAGATTCCGACGACCTGGAGAACCGGGAAAAAGTCATCAAGATTCGTGGCACGGATGATGTAAGAAAAGCCATACAGGTTGTTCCTACCGCCCAAATAGATGCCACTACCTTAAAGTTTATGGAGATGAAGGAGCAGAAAGAGGAAAAAGTTTCTGCTGTTACCCGAATTAACCAGGGTATAGGTGGCGAAGTACAGGGACTAAACAAGACCAAAGGCGGCATGGAGTTAACCGTTGGCTTGTCTAATCAACAGATCGAAAACATAGCTCGGTGCAATGCTGAATCAGAAGACGGTATAGCCGACATGTTTGAGTTTATGGTTTACCTTAACGAGAAGTACCCTCCGCCCGAGGAGCAGGTTATCGAATTGATTGGGCGGCCTTTAACGCCAATACCGGGCAATGTGTCGCTGCGGTATGAAGTTGACCCCACCCTAGGAACCGGGGTAAGGCAACAGAACATACAAAACTATCAAGCTATGGCCATGACAGCGGTTCAAGATATACAGGCTGGCATTATGAATCAACAAGGCTATTATGAACTGCGCAAGGCCATGCTTGAAGAAATGGGCGTTAAAAACACTGATAAGTTTTATATCAACCCACAGGAGGTACAGAATGGAATTGGAATCCCAGGCAATCCGGGGAATGTTATCGGGGGAACTCCGGGAGCATTTGGAGGAATGCCTCAACCAACTCCGCAAGGTAACAATGTCCCAGTTGGAGGAAGCCCCACAGGATAAGTTGCTTGAGTTACAGGCGCTACTTAGAGCGTTGACAAAACTTGAAAACATGTGGAATGGCAACGTCAATGTTGGGAAAAAAGCTGAAAAAGACCTTGAAAAACAGGGAAAGCGGGTGATAAGGCGTGGCAAAAAAACCAAAAAAGAGTGAAATGATGATGCCTAATATGCCCAAAAAGAAAAACTGTAAAAAATAAGGAGAGTGTACAATGACTGACACCAACTCGCGAGAGAGTGTCTTTTTTGATTTGCAACTTTTCAGCGATGGCCAAGAAGAAATTCAGCCAGAAACTGAAGATATCGAAGAAAATTGGGGTAAGTTTATAAAGCCCCAAGAAGAAGCAAAAGAAAAACAGACTGAACCTGAAACCCAAGAATCTCCCGTGGAGCAAGCAGAAAGCACTCCGCAAGAAAACAAACCTGATGAGCCTAAGTATAAAATAAGGGTAGCAAACGAAGACATAGAAATGCCGCTATCCGAAATTTTAAAAAGGGCGCAAATGGGCGAAGATTACACCCGCAAAACTCAGAAGGTTGCTGAAGAACGCAAACAACTTGAAGAACAAAGGCAGCAATTTGACGAGTGGATGAAACAGTATGAACAGCAGCGGCAAGCGCAAGCACCGCAACCTGTTCAGCAAAAGCAAGAAAACCCCAGGGAAGAATTCAAACGGCTTTACGGCGAAGACTTTATGGCGTTTGACGATAACCACGTTGACAAGATGAATGACATTATCGAGCGTCGAGCAATTGAAAAAGCCGCTAAACAAGCTGAAGAAAAACTTTCCAAAATTATGGAGTCCAAACAGAAAGAGCAAGAAGTCGGGCAGGTGAAAACCGAACTGACTAATCTTGCTTCTTTTATTAGCCAAAACCCCCAAGAAGTACAGCAATTTATTGAGTCTACAATGTGGTCACTTGCCGGCGACGAAAAAACGCGTGCTGACTTTGAAAGCCTTTACCCTGCACTTAAAAAGGTGTATGCGGTAAGTCACAATCAAATGTCGGTTGAGCAATTGACCGCAAGCGAAGTCAAAAAGTTGCATGATTTTGCCGTAAAGGCTACTCGTGATTATTACGCAACCAAAAAATCAAAAGCACCGCCAGTCGCGGTTGAAACGTCGACAAATCCTGTGCCTCAGACGGATAAAAAGCTAACCGCTGAACAAATACGCAACATGGACGTTGACGAGTCCGCACGCGCTTTCGGTGCATTTTTAAAACGAAAGTGAGTGATTATTAATGGGTCAGGCTTATTCTTTTAATATGGTGTCCACCGGCAACCACGAAGATTTTGAGAAATTGGCTTACAATGTATCCCCCGAGGTAACCCCTTTAGTGTCAATGATCGGTAAAGAAAGCGTAGAAAACGACGTTTTCTATTGGAATGAAGATTCCTTGCAGGCTCCTGCTACCACGCCGATTATTGAGGGCGCTTCTATTACCGCCACCGATGTTACTGCCCCGACCAAACATTACAACTACTGCTCTCAGCTTGAGCGTACCTTCCTGATTTCGGACAAGCAGCAGAAAATCCAGCAGAAACAGGGCGGGTCGTTCTCGGCTGAAAAACAGCTTCGCAACCGTACCATTGAAGTGCGGCGCGACTTTGAAAAGTGCCTTTCGACCAACTCCACCCGCGTTGCTGGCGACTCTGTGACCGCCATGGCCACCGCTGGACTTGCGTACTACATCAACACCACCAACTTTAGCACCGCTAATGTTGTCGGTGCCGCTAGTGCGCAGATTACCGAAGCCATGCTTCTGCAGGCTATGCAGGCGCAGTGGGATGACCACGAACCCGAAAATATGGCTGTTCTTATGTCTTCGACCAACAAAATGCGCGTTGACGCTTTTTCGGGTGGGGCTGTCAAAAACACTAACGTTGGCGATAAGAAACTCACCAACACTGTCAAAATTTACGAATCGTCTTTTGGTACGTTTAAGATGATTCCTTCGCGCTACCTTACCAACACCGACGTTTATGTGCTTGATCTAAACTACATCAAGTCGGCTACCCTGATTCCAATTGAACATAAGCCGCTTGGTCTTACCAAACACGCCGAAGAGCATATGGTTCAGATTGTCGGCGGCTTGAAGGTTTGCGCTATTCAAGCTCATGCCCGTATTCAGACTCTTAGCGCGTCCTAATAAGGGGGAGGCTTTGCCCTCCCTCTTTTGGAGGTTGTATGAAGTTACACGAGTCCTTAGAGTGGAATCCGCTTGAGCGCCGCTTTGAACATGTTGTTAGCTTAAATCTTGAAGACCAAGCACGCGCCAATTATGAGCGCGCCAAAGACACCGATGGGTTTGCACTGAGAAGTGAAGCCAAAGAAAAATACGAAATCCCTATGGAGCTTTTGGTAGACCCGGTTGTCAGGATATATGTTGACACCTTTGACAAGACGGCGGAAAAGCGGATGCTTGAAAAATATCCTTGGGTAAAATGTTCCGGTCAAAAAACTAACCGAGTTTTTTTAGGAGGTGAAAATATTGCTCCCTCAGATTAAAGTTGGCGGCGTACAGCCGTATAATTTCAACATGTGTCTGCCTTATGTATCTGCGGCGGCGGGGGCGGCTTACTCTACTCTCGCCACCACGGCGGCGACGATTTACCCTGAGGCCGCTACCGGGAATGCGTTTATCTTGGTAAACACCGACGATTCTAGCAAAGTCAGCTTGGCGTTCTATAACGGGACGGCTTGGGCAAAAATTCTTAGTGCATAGGGGGAGGCGTAAGCCTCCCTTCTTACTTGGAGGTGACATATGACAAACGCCGACCTTTTCTTGGAACTTCGACAAGAATTAGGAGATATGGGAAACGTCTACTCCTATTTTGATATAACTAGGGCGATAAACTTTGTTTATAGAATTATAAACAATTTTTTGCCTAGAACGTCGCCGGATGTAAAAGCAACCACTACGCTAACCATAACCGATGGCTCGGCCACGCTACCGACAGACCTTGCCGCTATTCAGTCGGTTTGGAGTGGCACGGTTGAGCTATACCCTAACATAGGCCAAGAAACGCTTGACTACATGCACTATGAAGTGCGAGGGTCTACGCTGTATACAGGCGCAAGCGGTTCGCTAACATTGTATTACAAAAAACAGTTTACCGCAGTAACTCCTGCCGACCCGCCTACTGGCGATTGCCCTTTGCCTGATATGTTCGCGCCATATATTGTAAAGTATGCAAAAATGTATCTGCAAGGCGCTAGCCAAGCTGATGTAATAATTCCCAGTATTGAAAAAGACGTAAAAATTCTTGGGGCAGTAAGAGATAAATCTAAGATAGTCCCGAGAATGTCTTTTTATGTGTGAGGTGACATATGACCGGCACAGAAGTATACAACGACCTAAACAATGAACTGACCTATATTGGCGGCGTTAAAACCTCCACAGAGGCATTGTATTACATCAATCGAACCATAGACTACTTATCTTTTAGGCTTGCCAAAATGAACTATGGCGGGTCTATCGCAGAAGCAAGCATAGTCACAGGCGCGGACGTTCCTGCAAATTATATCGAAACATGCGGAACGTTTCCAATCAAACGAACCGGCAGCAAATTTTATTTTCTTTCCGGTGCGCCGGCAAGCATAACCTTGCGCTATAAATTCTCTCAGCCTCATATAACTGCGATCACAGATACAATTCCTTTTCCTGACCATTTTAAAGGCGTATTTGTAATGGTTGCCACTATGTTTGCTCAGAATCGCAACGAGCAAAACATAGCACAGGATACGCAGATTACGCAAATGCTATTGGAGGCTATAAATGGCTAGTTCTGGCACTAAGTCGTTTAACCTCAAGAAAATAACAATACCGTCATTTCCCTACGGGCTTGATTGGTCAAACTCTCCAGAATCTATCCCTGATGGCGCGTTGGTTGAAGCGGAAAACTGTGCTTATAACTACAAGAATAATGCCTTGACCGCGCCTGACGATGGGTTGGATACTCAATACACCGGTGCGGGTAACATTATCAAAGGATATTACGATGACATTCACGATGTTACCTTGTTTGTGATAGGCACTACACTGTACAAGACAACCGACTTTGCTTCCCCGACTTCTGTCGGAACCTTGAACGGGTCAAACAGACCTGTTTTTTATTCTTATAACGGCAAAATTAAAATAGACTCTGGCGGGATTCCGCAAGAGTTTAACGGCACAACACTTTCCAATACGACCAATGCAATAAGCGCAGACGCAGGTGGAACAAAAGACGGCCGGCGCTATTTATACGACTTTGATGATTCGCTTGTCCGCTTTTCCTATTACGGCGACGATACCGACTGGACGGAAAACGGCTCAGACGCTTTGGCTGCTTGGCCTGTGTACGTTGGCAAAAGCGACGGTAATATTGTAGCTGTGTCAATGGCTTCTAAAGACTTGGTAATATTCAAAGACACTGGCCTTGTCTATCGCTTGACAGGGTGGATATCAAATTCCACCACCAACCCGCCTGAGATTGTTGAAGTCATACGTACGGGCAAATGCTTCAACAATGAATGCGTTGTTTCCGTGGGAACAAAATGTTATTTCCTCGGCCCCGAAGGTTTTGTGTCAATCATAACAACGCAAGAATACGGCGACATGAAGCCTATAGAAGAAGGGCTAAACATCAACGCCGCTCTTGTTCAAAACATCGACGCAAACGCTAAAATGTGGCACCTACCGTCAAGGAAACAGATTTGGATAATGACCCAAAACGATAAAAAACTTTATATTTACCACTACTTGCCGCGTTATTCTGATGGACGCGGCGTTTTTACTACCAGGACTTTGCAACACCAAATATCGGACGTATGGGAAAAAGGTTCTGACGTATACGTCGCTTACGGCACAAAGATAGCCAAACTAAACGAAAACATCGATACCGACGATGGCGTACAAATAACATCATCGATCAAAGGCAAGAACGTTATCACCGAACAAAACACGATTGTTGTTAAGAGGCGCAGGATGACTGCCAGAGGTCTTATAGCTGGCAGTGGCGGCCTCAAGATAGGCGACGAAACTTTGCCGTTTACGATTGAACCCGGCAGCCCCTTAATTTTTGGCAATACCACTAAAATATACGGCAACACAAACAAAATAGCGGCAGACTCTTTTGTAAGGCTTAACGAGCCGGGCGGCGGCGCTAGTGAATCTGTGCAAGTCGCCATCAACACCAACTCCGGAAAGATAGAAATTCGCCAAATAAATTATGACTATGACGAAATGTAAGGAGGTGCACAATGGCATATACCAAACAATACGGCGTAACGATTACTGCTGATGGCGACGATATAGAAACCGGATTCACAAAAGAGCAGCAAGAATTTGACAATGTATATTCGGTGGCAACTAGCATAGCCACATGGTACGCCGGGACTACTGCCCCGGCTTCTCCTTTTACCGGGTTGATGTGGCTTGACACCACTGGCGGTAATTACACGCTAAAAAGGTACACCGGCTCTACTTGGGCGACAATTCCACTTGGTGGCAGCGGCGTAAACGTCCCGCAAAGGCAATGTGTTTTGGTCGGTAGTGTTGACGGGTCTACCTATCTTCCAAATGCAATTATAGCCGGATCAGGGCTTGCGCTTAACCTTGTTGCTACGGCAACACCATTCATTATGTCCTTTATGGCAGGTTTTGACTCTACGGGAGGGGCTGTTGATTATATTGGTGCATTTACGGCTGATGTAACAGGGGCCTG